TGACTGGACATGCGATCGGCAACGGGGTTGAGGATCGGGGGCAATGCGTTCCGATCGCCAACGGCCGCCAGCGCACCGAGTTGTTGAGCAACAGTGTTGAGCATGTCGCTCTCCTTAGCTCAGGCTGGACACGCCGACGTTGGCAACAGCCAGCCAACCGGAGTTCTCGACCATCGCGGCCTTCCACCAGATCGTGCCGGCATAGCCACGCTGGCCGAACGGATCGCTCTTCGACTTCTGGCCGGGAGGCAGGAAGGTCGGATCGAGAGATTCCTTGCCGCGCACCGCGACCTGCGACCACGCATCTTCCGCCGAGATGATCAGCGGATACACGTCGATCAGGGTGCCACTGGTGGAGTAACAACCGGTCGTGCCGATCGCCGCGCCAGCGTTCTGGTAGGACGGCAGGTCAGGCGACGTGACGAAGCGGAAGCGTTCGCACTTGCCGACTTCGTTCGGCATCGGGGTGCCGCTGGCGTACTTCTCGACCGGCGTGAAACCCGGCAAGTCGCGAATGTCCGGTTCCAGATCGGTGTGGCAATACACGATGAAGCCGCTGCCGACTGCATCGGTGCCGTACTGGTTGGATGCCGACAGCACACGCGTCACGCTCTTGCCGTGGTTCGCCTGCAGGGACTTGACGACCTTGCGGATCAGGTTCAGCGTCAGCTTGCCGCTGACGGTTGCACGACTGACCGCCGTAGCGCCGCCACCGTACCACTGGTTTGTGCTGGCCTTGACCACGCCGTAGATGATCATCTCGTTGACCAGCGCGACACGCTCGCCGATCTGTTCCTGCATTGCCTGCGGGATGTCATCTTCGTACAGGTCGTAGGTCTTGTCGGAGAAACCGTACAGGCAGGAATACTGCTGCATGACAACCGACGTGTCCATCGGGGTGATGGACTCGGGCGCGACGGTCACACCTTCCTGCGTCAAATGCGCCTGTACGAGCGTGTTGCCACGGTCGCCGGATGCGTCAGCGAAGAACTGGTTGGGGTTGGTCGTGGTCGCGCCGTAGGGAACCCAACGACGGGCGACGTAGGTATCCGAGTTGTTCTTCGGGAACTTGACTTGCCGGCCGCCCTTGGCGAGAACTTCCACCGGAACGGCGTGCTTGAGAATCTGACCCTTGAACTTGTTGATCCGGCCGGGGGTCAGGGTGAAGGTTTGCATACCCATGATGTGTTACTCCTTGAAATGACGTTATGACGACTTGAACCCATCATTGAATTCGTCGTCGTCGGTTGAGCGAGCATCGGGCGCTTGCCCTCCGCTGCCGGTAACTTCTACTGCGGCGTCGAGAACTTCCCTTCGCCCCTGCGCCTTGGCTTGCGCTGCCTTGAACTTCGACAGAGCGTCCGTAAGGACCGTAGCGCTGTACGTGGATGCGACGCGATTGGCATATTCCTTCGGCTGTTTCTTGAGCCACTGCCGGAACGGTGTGTCGGGAATTTTCCCGGCGTCGTCTGGCAGGCCGATGGTTTCACGCCACTTCTCGTCGAAATCATCCAACGTCTCTTCAGTTAGCTCCCGACGGAGGGCGCGTTTGATCGCGTCCACATCGACAGGTTGCGCTGAAGGTTGGGCGGCACCAACTTCCGGTGCCGGGGTGCGGGTTGTGTTCAGTACATCGACCAGTTTCTGCAAAGTCTTGAACTGCGTCTTTGCCATCTCGGGATATTCTTCTGCCATATCGGCAACGATTTCCTCGGTCAACACAATCTTCCCGCCAGCAGGAGCAGACGACTTCAACTGGTCGAGCACGCGCTCGATGCCACCGATCTTGCCGAAGGCTGTACCGAACCGCTGTTCCAGCGCGCCTTCGATCTCATCGATCTTCGCCACACCATCCAGCAACTTCCGGTATTCATCCTCGCTGATCTGAGTCATCTTCGGTTCGTCGGCAGCCGGCGGCGCGGCAGGTGCCACGTCGTCAAACCCACCATCGAACGCAGCAGCGTCTTCCTCTGCTGTTTGCGGCGTCACTACGACTTCATCTTCCATCGCTCATACTCCTAGTTTTCAACGACCGGCGTTTCCGTGGGTCGTCATTCCAGCCGTGGCCCGCGAGGGCGGCGGCACCTACATCCCTGAGACGGAAATTTCCGGCTCGGGTGATTCCATTGCAAGAAACTGCTTGACCTCGTCGATCCGTGCGCGCAGTGCGGCCGTTGCGACGGCATCCAGCTTCAAGTTTTCGTTCTCGATCCGAAGCTGCATGAGACGCTCGGTATAGTGCTTGCGCAGCGCATGCCACAGCGGGTTGGTTATTTGGGCTTCGCTCAGTCGCATCACGCGAACCTCTTGAGCTTGTACGTCGTGGTCTGGTACAGAGCGACGATCGCATCCAGCAGGTTGCGCAGCGAGTCGTCTTCGAGGCACACGTCATCGCGTGTCGCTTGCATCCAGTCGATGTCGTCCTGCAGCTTCACCTGCATGTCGAATTCGCCTTCGGGCAACTTGACCTCGAAGTCGCCGACGACATCGAACATGCCTTGATACGCTTCGACCAGCGCATCAACCAGACCGGGCAGCGCCGTGTAGAACTCGCCGAGCGCCACATGCGCCGCGTAGCTGGTCGTGCGGAAATGCTCGCGGTGCGCAGCGTCGCGCATGGCGAAGGTACGGGAGATGAGTTCGTCGATCATTGTACGAATGCCTGTCCGTCAGGTGCCCGCTGTGGCGGCTCGGCAGCGGGCTTCACCACCTGCTTGCTGCCGGTCATCTTGCCGGCCGTCAGCGCCAGTTCTTTCTGCGTCCGCAGCTTCATCACGGTGTCAGCCAGTCCGGCCTTGATCTCGTCGAGCGACATCTGCTTCCGGTTGGCGTACTCGATCAGTGCAAGCTCGCGACGTACCATAAGGTCTTCGCGACGGGACTGCGCTTCGCTCTGCGTCCGCTGCGTCTCGGCCTGCACATACACGGTGTCACGATCGGTGTCGCGCTTGATGCGGACCTGCTCGGTCTGCTCCTTCATCTGAGCAGCCTTCAATTGCGCCTGCGCCCTGATCTGCGCGGCCTGTACGGCAGGTGCCGGCGGCGGCTGACGCTTCGCCAGTTCCTGCTTCTCCTGATCCGTCAGCTTCAAGCTGCGGTAGTCGATGCGCTTGGACTTAAGGTACTCCTCCATCACGCGCGCCGGACTCAACTCGAAGGCGGGATTAAGCGACGGCTCGACCAGTTGCTGGATGACATGATCCTGCAGCGCACGTTCGACCAGTGCCACCGATCCATGCGCGTTGATCTGGAAGTCACCCTTCTCTTCGTTCGGCACATCGGGATCGAGCAGCAGCCACTCGTAGTAATCGCGGATCAGCGGCTCGGTGATCGTGTCGTCACAGGTTGTCGCAATGCTGCGCAGCAACTGGTTGGCGTTGTTGTTCTGCAGGGCTGCCGCACCGAACGTATCGGGCGTGCTCGCACCGCTCTGGCCTTGCGAGATCAACGGGATGTTTGTGCTCTCTTCGGCGATGCGGAACGAATACTCGATGATGTTCATCAGCGACGCCTGACGATCGGGAATCTCGACCGTCGTGAAAGCCTTGCTCATGTCATCGATCGTTGCGTCGGCCTTCTTGCGCCACACCTTGTTCGGCGTGATGATCCAAGTACCGTCAACCGGAACGATCGACGTGCTGTCGATGATCAGTTGCACGCCGGCCGACTGGCCCGCATTGGTCAGCATGGCGCGTGTCGCGCCGTTGCACATGACCTGTGCCGGGGCGGCCTGCTCGGCAATACCGACGCCGGCCCAACTTCCGCTACGGCGACGCCACGGGAACACGCGGTACGGGAAGCGCCCGGTTTCCAGCGGGTTCAGCACGACACGGACGACGCGATCGTTGATCAGCGTGGCGACAACGAAATAGGACTCCTTGTCCTCGACCTTGGCCGCCAGCGTCTCATTCGTCGCGACCAGTTCGGCACGGGTCATCTCGCCGTAGAAATGGTAAAGCTCGAAGCGACGCGAACGAATCTTCGGATCGTCCATCGCGTTCGGGTTGCGCGCACCGTCGTCCGTCATGTAGCACTTCGACGGACCTTCCTCCAGCACAGCGGCGATCTGGTCAGGCAGGTATCCAACGTCGGGCAGTTTTCCGACCTGCGACGGCGACATGTAGTCGCGCTCGAAGCAGTACGATCCCTTGCAGACATCCTCGCCGCACGCCGGATCGGGGAAGAAATTCCACGGATCAACCTGACGTTCGCCGGGTTTCTTTTCCTTGAGGATTTTCAGCGCGATGCTACCGTCCTCGCCACGGGTCAGGGCCGTCGATGTACGCGACTCGACGAACGGACCCTTGAGGATGCCGACGCCGATCCGCGCGGCGTCGAACAGCACCTTGCGCATTTCAACCGCATGCTTGGCTTCGACCAGCCAATCGTAGATGCGTTTCTCGGCCGCCTTGGCTGACGCTGTGGCCTGCGCGATGATGTCATTCGCCTGCTGCAGCGGATCGACCTGCGGTGCCTGCATCGGCATGGGCTGCTGCGGCATCAACGGCTGCGGCTGCGGCATTCCATCAGGCTGCATTGGTGCAGGCTGTTGCGGTGGCTCGCCGCGCTTGATCATCTCGCGAGCGGCAATCAGTTCGGGTACGGGTGTCGGATCGAAGGCGAAGGGCTTGTCGTCCATCGGCAGCAGCAACTCGCTGACCTTGGCATGGCCGGCATCAACATAGCGCGCGGTCAGCGGGATGAACACGGTGCTGCGGTTGTCGCCGGTCACCCTCGTATCACGGGTCAGCGGACCCTGCATCGAGGTCGGCTTCGTCCATGCCGTACCTTTCCACTGCGAGCGATTCACATCGTCGATGCCAAGGTAAGCCTCTTCGGCCGCCTTCCATACATCCTCGATGCCAGAAGCCTTGCGACCCTGTATCGCCTCCTCGCGCAGACGACTGATCCGCACAGCAAGCGCATCCAAGCGTTGCGCGCGGTCGGAGTCTTCGGCAGATGCTGGCTGTTCATCCATGTTCATCACAATAACCTATTGATATGGCGGGGTCAATAGCCTTTGCCTATGGCGGTAGGAACAACCCCGCCTATCGCCGGCACCAGCGGCGGGCGCGGACGATATAGTCGTTGCTGGCACGGTCTGTCATCAGATGCACGGCGGCTGTAGCGGTCGGCAACCCCGAGTAATCCACCAGCGCAGCGCCGGCCGTGCTGCCCGTGCCGATCATCAGCAGCAGGGTGCCGGCGACACCGCCAGTACCTGCAAGCTCGACCAGTCGTTCGGCAGCAGTCGTCATGGCAGCGTCTTCGCCCACACCGCGTCGGCGATATCGATAACGTCCTGCGGCAGCACGGCCGATCCACCTGTCGTTACCACATTGACCGGCACTCGCCAGTTGATCTCCATGCCATAACCACCCGTTGTCGGATCGAGCGCCGGCCGCGCGCCGTCGTCACGGAAGATGCGAACATCATCAGTCTGCTTGACGAAGGCACCGGACTCGTTGAAGTAAAGATCGAGCACACTGTCGT